GGAGATTCAGCACCGGTGAAGATGCAGTACGGCAGGGATGCATCCAGCTTGTCAATGACGATCTTCCCGTACTCATCCTTGATATCGTTCGCCCTGTACAAGGAAAGCATCTCTCCGACATCCTGACGGTCGGCGATGAAGTTTCCAAGGACTTCTTCGTCTGTCAGATCGCGGTCGTAGACGCGGATCTCGTAGATATCGACGCCGCAGAGCGCGTTGCCGATGGAGATCCCCACAGGCTCCGTCTGCTTGAAGCTGTCCGTGCCCGCATACTGGGAGATCCCAGCATACTCCCCGTCGATATACAGGTAGACAAGCCTGTACTTTGTCTGGGGCTGTACTACGAGAGTCAGGCGCAGATGTGTGTCTGTGGTGTACCGGGCTGTGACTTCCGACCTCGCGGACTTGAAGGACGCATGGTCTGCAGTGATTGAAAAGCCTCTGCCCCCGCTCATGCAGCTGATGATCGGGACGTCGTAGTCCAAAACATCGTGCGTTGCAAATTCGATCTCAATGCACTTGCCCGTGCTCTTAAAGTCAGCACCGTAGGGCTGGAAGGGGATCGTAACGCTGGAGCCACCCATTGTGCGCAGGCATGAATAACCGTTGTCGTCGATGACCCAGCCGTCACGTGTCCAGTTGAATCCGGAAAATTCAGCAGATACAGATCCGTCCTCCCACACTGCGGGGTTATCCTCACTGTTTGACCTGCCCGCGCTGGACAGATGGAGGGCCAGCTGATCTGTGACCGCTTCCGGATGGACATCGGACTCAGATACAGCCAGGGTGAAGGTCTTCGATTCCGTACCGGATGCGATAACGACTGTCACCGTACCGGGAGAATCCACACGGTAGGAAAACGTCTGTGCCGCCCTGTCAACTGTCAGAGACTGCACCTGTCTCCCATTGACGCTGATCGTTACGGGAGCCTCCATGCGGATCGGATCGTAGACCTTATAATCGATGAGCAGTGTCTCATACTGCACAGCTTCGGTCCGGTTGAAGTCGGAGACGATGATCGGGGTCGTGTTCAGCGTCTCCAGGCAGATGATCTCAAAATACAGTTTGTTTGATTCTACAGTCTGCCCATTGATAACCGCATCGAAATAGCACTCGAAGGTATGCGCCCCATGTGTCTGCTGTGGGATCGTGTAGGACATCTGCCGGCCGGAAACACTTGTGACCGTGGAATCGATCTCATTTCCGTCCAGGATGAAGTGCACTGTCTTCTGGACGGCACCGACGGGAGTGTAAGGGAACGAGATCGCGCCCTGATAAGCCGTGGAGGAGTCAAAGGTGGAGCTGATGCTGATCGCGACCTTCTCAACGCTGAAATTGATTGTCCGGTTGTTCCCGTATGTATCATAGACAGTCTCTTTGACGACATTGGATCCGACGGACAGATAGTCAGCGATATCAATCGCGACGATACCCTGCGCAACGTTCAGGACTGCCTTCGTCACGCCGTTGACCGTGATGTGCAGTGTGCCAGGACCGGTCTCATTCTCTTCCTCAATGGACGACCATGTGACCTGTGTCACGCAGGCACTGCCGTCTGCAACGGTCTTGGCCTGCCAGCCGGACGTGTTCTGCACCGTAAGCACAGCATTGTTTCCGGAGGAAGATCCGCCGCCCCCGCCGCCGCTGCCGGCGATCGTGAAGGGACCTGCGACGACCTGCCCCTGATGGGTGAAGTACAGCCTGTCACCATTTTCCACATATGCCCCGTCAAAAGCCTCTTCAAGCAGGAGCTGCATGTTGCTCTGCGTGCGCTTTACTCCCGCGACGTCCGTGGAAAACTCCGCGGTATCATTGACTGCATTCGTAGCCATGCTGAGGGCCTGCCTCGCGATGGTATCTGCGTCAGTGGTCAGCTGAGCAATAGCATCAGACTTGTCATTGATCGTCTGCATAGCCGTGCTGTAGGCATCATCAAATGCCTGCATGTCCTCCTCGTACTTGTCATTGTACGTGGAGAGAGTGGAGGCGGCATTGGCTTCGCTTTCGGCCGCCGCGGCCGCACTCGCTGCCGCATCAGCAGCGGTCTGGTCCAGGGCTTCCTTGTAGGCCGCGTACTGCTGGCCTGCATTGATGATCTCCTCCGCGTTGTCCTCGATTGCATAGAGCTCTGCGACCTTGGAGTCAGATGCGACAGTGGTCTTGTCCAGGGCAGCGGCCTCAACCCATATCATGAAATTGGCTGTATTCAGCTCCTTGCTGTTTTTATACAGCGTGAGCTCGAAAAAGCCCTTGCCCGCTGCGGCCGTGATCTGCACGTCACCGGTAACAGTAACGGTCCCGTTCTCCGTGTCTACTGCTGCATCTACAGAGTAGCCGTTTCCGTCGGGCTTTGTGCCCCGGATCTTTGCGGTCGTACCTGACTGCAGGGTGAATTCCCCATTGCTGGCATACAGGTCGAATACAAGTGTGAAGTCCTCGTCATACTGGTTCAGGCGGACCACAGTCTGCTGCGCTCCTCCTGGTACCATGTCCAGAGGGTGTGTATATAAAATCATGTGTTACTCTCCTTCTGCCTTCTTTTCCACGTGGATCTGGAAGTTTTGTGAGTACAGTTCGCGCCCTCCGTGAGTCAGGCACACCTCGAAGATCCCGGTCCCTGCGGCGCTGGTCATATCCGTCCCGCCGGCGACGGTAACATTCTGGCCGGATAAAGACCCGGATCTTTCATAAGCTGTCCTGTCCGCTTTCCTCCCCCGGAGTTTTGCGCTCGTCCCGCTCTCCACAGTAAAGCGGCCGCGGCTGTTATACAGGTGGATGAGAAGGGTATAATCTGTGTCCCCCTGATTCACGTGCACTGCCGGTGCGTGCCCGCCGGGAGACATGTCAAGATCTATCTCTATGATCCTCATGCCCCACCTCCCTGCGCGTCTGTGATGACTGATGCAAGGGATGCTGACAGCGTCGTACTGAGCCCGGTGATGGCGGCATTGACGGACGCAAGGGCCCGTTCTGCCCTCTCTGCGGCCTCCTGGGCCTGCAGGATAGCCTGTCTTGCACTCGCCTGCGCCTCCTGGAGGCTCTGTGCTGCAGTCTCCTGCATCTTCGCCGCGTCCTGAAACTGCACTGCGGCCACCGCCCTTGCGTCGGCAGCCTCATTTGCGGCCAGCCGCGCGTCAGTCCCGAAAGATCTCAGCTCCGCATGGGTCGCAAGCCTGACAGGCTCCCCTGCAGACAGGCCGATAAAGGCATGCTTTTCCCCATTGTCCTCTTCCACGACGATGATCTCCCCCGGGCCTACTTTGCCTGGATCGAAATCAGCGCGCCGGACCACTGCGGGCGCGTCTCTGTTCTGGATTGCCATACATCTACCTCCTTCTGGGTATTAAAAAAGCGCGGCCTATACGGCTGCGCAGTTTTCCTGGGTAACAACTTTATCGAGAGCCCTTTTCAGGTCCTCGACCGTGCCTGTTTCACTGATCTCTTCCGGCTGCTCCGGCGGCTTTTGCACCAGAGACATAATCACAGCTTCATGTGCCCGCCGGGTAAACCTGCCCGCGACAGCCTCCATGATTAGGGCCGCTTCTTCTGCGGAAACACCGTTCTCTGCAAAAATGTTGGAGGCATAACCTTCTATCAGTGTTCCAAGTGCCGTCAGTATCCTCACTTCTGCCATTGCTTTTCTCCTCTTAACAGACGATCCCCTTTACTATGGACAACGTCCCGTATGTCCACGTGAGGGTCCCGTCTCCGTTGTCCCTCACTGATGATATAAATTGGATGTCCCCCGTATAGCCTTTACGCGTAGTAACGGATCCCCCCGGCGATACATAGCTGCCGACCCTGATCTCCGAGCCAAGGAGGAGCACTGGCCCCCTGCCAGCGAGCGCAGCGCCGTATGATCCGGAATCTGTGCTGTAAACGTTGAATCCTACCCATCCGTTCGGTGATGATGCGCTGTAAGACTTGTTTGCGCCCTTCAGGTATCCTTCTTCAACCCTGCACCATGCGTCGTTTCCGGATGAACTTATTACACCGGATACGTCGGCCCCAGTGCAGGTCAGCTTACCGGCTGTCGATACCTGGAAGGCTCCGCTGCCGATATTGATGGATCCTTTTTTCATTGTCAGGGTCCCATCTGACAGGTTAAATACGGTGTTGCTGTTCGCGTCTTTGATGGAGCCTGTTGTGATGTTGGAACCGTTGATCGTCGTATAGTTGGACTGGGCCAGTCCGGACTTTGTCGCGAACCCATCAAAGGTCGTTACCCCTTTAATGTTGATCGTGTTGCTGTCCAGGTTGATCTGGACAGATCCATCCTTTGACCGGATAGTACCGGTATTGATCCAGTCAGCATCCACGCCTATCGCGCTGAGGATGTTCGCGATCATGTTACCGTCGACAGTCAGGCCATACCATGTGGGCCTTGAAGCTGTGCCATTCGCGGTAACAGTAACACCAGCGGCCGATATCAGCAGACGGATATCGGACTCTTCCAACTTCGATAGGTTGTGGTAGTAGATATCACTCCCACCCCCGGACTTCGGAACTTCTGTCTTGTACAGCCCGGGAGAGTTCGCAATTTTGTCCTCCAGATCCTTTATCAGCTGCTCGCGGACCGACTGCTCCGCGTTCAACTGCTTCTTTGATTCGACATATGCTTTCGACTGCCAGCCGTAGCGGGTGGCGGCATTGCGTGATGGAGTTTCTGCCCCGCAAACCGTTGTCTGCTGTTCAAACGCCGCAAAGGACGTCCGGGTTATGAGGATCGGATATCCCCGGTCTCTGCGGTCCCACACAGCGGCGATATCCCCGGACTCGATCGTTGGATCTGAGGAGTGGGATATGGACGCTTTCCGGAACGTCAGGCCCCTCAGCTGCGTTCCGAGCCATGCCACGACCTGATTGATCTGCGTGTCTGTGCAGGAATTCAGAAGGTCATTCTTTTCAATGCCGATCACGTACCCCGTCGTACCGTTGGTATAGGTCAATGACTGCATTTTCCCGTCTGCATCCGGCTTTTCAACGACACACCGCACCCCGGTTATGCTGATATCGTCAACACTGATGTCCTGCGTATACAGGTCAGTGATGTAGTGCATCCCTGTATAGGTGGATCCCGGTGTTGTGCTTCCCCTGCTGTAAGCTGTCCTCCAGTTGTCCAGCGTGGTCCGGTCAAACCATGCAAGCTGGAGCTTTCCATCCGGCGTACATCTGCAGTAGCATCCCGCGATGGCCGCAGCCATGCCCAGCACCTCCCTGCAGGTGATACCATCGTCCATTGGCCTCTCAGGGATGGAGAAGGAATAATGCGGGAACGTCGTCGTCGCAAGGGTTACGCCGCATACCAGGCATAGGTTCTGCACAATGGCCTGCAGTGTCGCCGGATAGGACAAGGACGACTTGCTGTACGGCCGGTCAAACTGTTCCATGTTGTCGAGCATGGTCAGGTTGATCGAAGCCTCCGTATAGGTCGCGTCGTCCACAGTGTAGGTCCCGGTCTGGATTTTACTGCTTGCGACGCCGTCCAGTGCGATATAGGTTTTTACCTTCGCATTGGTAAAGTCATACGAGGAATACTCCTCATATTGGTTTTTGATGGACAGCTCTGCGGAGCCGATGATCGCGGCCCCGAGAGCTGTAAAACGGTTGTCGTCAGAAACGGCTTCTTCCCGGGAGTATCCGCCTTCCCACAGTTCCTCATTGGTCAGATTCAGGACCCGTCCCGTAGCAAGCGTGATATCCGCGTATGTGAGGTATGCCTTCTCATTATTGCTGATTGCCTGCTTAAAGGCCGATGATACGTTAATCATTGTTTAGATCCTTATAAACTTCATGCTTATGCCGCCCCACGTGTTCCGCGGATCCTTCAGGTTCATAGCCGCTGCGGACCTGTCGCCGACGTAAAAGGTGTTTGTGATCCACCTGTTAGGGACGCGCGGATCCGCGTATGTGAAGCTGAAGGATGACTTTCCGTCCACAGCATTGAGCAGGGCGGCCAGTTCCGTCCAGGTGAGACAATTCCAGGTGCACTCATACGTGTCCTTGACGGCCACTACGTCCTTGTTCATCTTCCCTTTGAGGTTCCGGCCCGACTCCTTGCTTGACAGGTCCTGCACGCCGGCCTTGTAACTGTCCGGAGTAGGGATAGCTACGCCGTCGATCATAAAAGGTCTTGTGACTGCCATGCTTTCCCTCCTTACTCTTCTACAGGGCTGTACCGGCGATTGATCCGGGCATTGCCAGCATTTGCATGCCTTGCCACCTGTTCGTCGCCGATGTAGAAATTGATATCCATATTTTCTGATATGGCCGCGTCCAGGATCTCCCGCAGATCTGACCGCGTCAGCCGCTCTGCGCTGTCCTGTGTGAGCCTGTCGAGGATTTCCGCGAGGATATCCCCACGGCCGCCTGCAGAGCCTTGACGGGCCGAATACGGGGCCACTGCGCCGGCTGCTGCAGCCGGAATATAGAAGGACGATCCTGCGGCGATCTGTTCCATTCGCGCGATCATATCCGCGAAGCCGCCGGTCACTTTGTCGGCGAAGGTCGTCAGGACGTTGTCCACGCCTTCGGTCACAGTGTCGACGCTGATCGTAGGTTTTGCCTCCTGCGCGCCCGCAGTGACAGCTTCCGCAAGGGCCTCCGCGGATGATACGGCGGCATCCTGCGTGTCGTCGATACCTTCAGCCATGCCTTCCGTCATCATCTCTGCTATCCAATGGAATTTTTTGGAAGGAGAGTTGATATTGAGAAAATCACAAGCCGCATTGAAGATATCACTGGCGAGGTTCCAGGCTTTGGTTGTGAGCCAATCCCAGCCTGCGTCCATGCCAGCCCCGACACCGTCTGTGATCGCCTGACCGATCTTTTCACCGAGCTTTGCAATCGCTCCTCCCGCGCCGAGGAGGAGGTCAAGCGCAGCCCCCAGGGCTGTCTCCAGCAGGTCCCAGGTGGAATTGGCTGCATCATCCCAGTCGAAGCCCTTAAAGAAGTCCACGATCTTGTCGAGGATCTGCCCGGGGAGTGCTTCCCAGTCAACCTCTTTCAGTGCGCCTGTGAGGAAGTCACAGAGGGCTGTCCAGAGATTGCTGACAAATTTGCCCCATTTTGACGTATCAACCGTCTCAAAAAAGCCGCCGATAAAATCGATCACAGCTTTACCAAGATCCCCCCAGCTTATGCCTTCCAGCAGCCCGTTCAGTGTATCAAACAGAGCGTTCAGGGCAGCGCCGAGGGCGGCACCACCGGTTTTCCAGTCTGTATCCCGTACTGCCTTTGTGATCGAATCACCGATATGCTTTCCGAACTTGAAGAAGTCGAAAGTGGTCAGGAAGTTGTATGCGAAGTTGAAGACCATGTTCAGGGCCGCCGCGAGCGTGCTGGCCAGCAGATCCCAGGGGAAGGCCTCAACGCCTGCGTTCAGGCCGATACCGATGTTCTGCGCGATTCCTGCCCAGTCAGGAGTGGATATCAGGTTGTAAAGGAAAAGCAGGAGTGCTTCCCACTGGTGCGCCAGCCCCTCAAAGATTGCGGTCCAGATCTCCGGATTGTTGAAAGCTGCGTCGATTGCAGTCCCGAGCCCGAAACCTGCCTGCGCGAAGGTCGCATAGATCAGATCCCAGTCGAGGAAGTACAGCAGCCCAAGAATCCCATCCCGGAGTGCATAGCCCAGGCTGTCCCAGTGAAGGTTAGATACAAACGCGTAAAGGAATGAAAACAGAGTGTTGATCGCCTCTGCAATGGTTTTTCCGATCGTGAGGAACAGACCCGGGACCTCCAGGAACCCGTTCAGGAACGTCGCGAGGCTCTTTCCGAGCTTTGCGGCCATCGCCTGAATGTAATCCCAGGGGATGCTGTCCAGGAGTTTTTTGAGCCCTTCACCGACCCTTCTGCCGAGCTCTGTGAAATCAGCCAGATCCCACATTTCCTTCAGCTTCTTTGCGAGGTCGTCAATCTTTGAATCGATCGGGACATCCTCAAAGGCCGCAGCTCCAGCCGCGGGCCCGGCCCCACCTTTTCCGCCCTTCCCGGAATCCTCATTCTGGTCCAGGATATGGAGCTCATCGAAACTTGCTATTGTCTTCTTCTCTTTTTTGGCCGCTTCCGCCGCATTATCGTAGGCGTCCGCGGTAGCATTGGCCGCGTCCGCCGCGGCTCCCTGCTGTGCCACTGCCCTCTTAAAAGTGGTCTGTCCTGTAAGCGCGGCAATGAACATCCCCACATAAGAGATCGCCTGCGAGAGCGCATTGATCAGCCGTGTCAGGATAGGCAGTACCACCTGCGCGATCGGAGCAAATGCCGCGCCCAGACTATTCTTCAGGGTCTCCAGCGATGCTTTGAAGCTGTTGACTGTCGCGGCGAGGTTGGCATCATATTTCAGCAGGTTGCCGAACCCCTCTGTAGCCGCAGACTTCAACTTCCCCAGAATCGCTTTTAATCCAAGAAGTCCAAGACCGTATTTAATGATCGATCCCAGGCCGAGCTGCATGCTCCCGCTGCTCTTTTTAAAGACATTTGAGAGGGTATCACCCAGCCGCTTAAATGGGGCTACCGCCGCGGCTTTTGCCATCTCCAACAGCTTGCCCGCGGCCTTCTTCGCACCGTTCGCTATGGCCTTCAGACCTGCTATGGCCTTGCCCGATGCGATCTTTGCAAGATTGACCGCGACTTTCCCTGCAGATTTTGCCACGGTTCCCGCGATGCGGTCGATTGCCTGCAGAGGGTGATGTATAGAAGTCACTATCACATCCCCTGCCTGTATTGCCTTGCTGGTTATGGCCGTGAGCGCGTCCACGACAGCATTTTTGGCCATCCCGGAGAGTGTTGGCATTGCGTTCCATGCAGGGCTGTGCGCCATCTCCTGCAGCTTCAGCTCTGCGGCTTCAACGCCAGCCTTCATCTGTTGGAATCCGGCTGTATCCGCGCCCTTCATCAGCTTTCCGGCGAAGGTGAAGTCCATATTGCCGAAGTCTTCCATCTGCCGGCGCAGTTCGGCGACGACATCTGCGGTCTGCTCCAAAGTAAGCGCGCCTTCCATGGATCCGGCCGTGTCCTGGAATTTCTGCGCGAAGTAGGCCATGTCCTGATAATTACCGACCATGTTTTTCTGGCTCTCATCGGTATTATCAATCGCGGACTTAAGCTGATCGTAGGCGTCCACCATCTTCTGGTACTGCTCAGTCTGGCCGCCCTTCACTACACTTCCATCGTCAAGCCTGTACTCCCGGCCCTTAAACTCCTTGATCTTCCTGGCCAGCGTATCAAGCGTATCCTGGGCCTGAACAAAGGTGTCAGCCATGTCCATGGAGGCCATGGTCTTCTGCACGCCCTCCACATCGTCCTTGAACTCCTGCACGGATCTCGCCGTGTCCTGGAAACCTGACTGGAGCTGTGAAAGCCCGAAAGCGTTATTCAGCTGTCCGGAGATAGAAAGGACCGTATCACGAAGGGACTGCAGCGCCTTCTGCAGACGGCTGGACCCCTTTTCAAATCCCTCATTGTCCAGTTTGGTATTGATCCGTATGGATCCATCTGCCCTATCTGCCATCTTCCAAACTTCCCTCTAACTTCTTAACCGCCGAGCAGATCCTTTAAAAATTCCTGTTCGGCTTTTTCTTCCTGGCTGAGCTTTTTCCGGATCTTGCAGATATCCTTATTTGTTCTCCAGAATTCCTGCTCCCACTTCTCCAGCTTCTTACCCTTCGCGCGTTTCTGTCTGAGTTGCAGCACCTGCGCATACGTGCCCTCATGGATCTCCATGAAATAGCCCATGAAAGTCCACCAGTGCATATACTCCTGTCCACGGACCTCACGGCCGGCGACCGCATTGATCGCGGGGAACAGGATCCGTTCGTCCTGTTCCCAGTCCACAAGTCGAGGATTGCGCTTTGCCTCATCTCTCATTTCTGCACCGCAGTCAATGAAACGTGCCGCCTGCTGATATGCCTCTTCGAGATCTTCCTGCGGGATGTCTCCAAAGTCCGGATACAGGATGTAAAGGCAGACAAAGACCTTCTCACCGGGCTCCAGATCCGGATCATCGAAGGCTGTCAGGATGGTCAGCACATCACGGTAGTCCGTCCGGATCCTGTACTCTTTCCCGTTGACCTCCAACGAATCCGGCAGGGCCCCGATCATTTCCGGCCGCCCTTCTTAGCCGGCGCGTACTTTCCGACATACTTTTTCAGCCGGGCATTGACCTTCTTTGTCTCCTCGCCGAACTGTGCCTGGATAAACTGCCCCAGCTTGTCGAAGACCTCTTCGCAGTAAAAGCGGCCGTTTACCGGGGAGAAGGGATGCATACGCCCGAAAAGGCTTGCGCCGGTATCCGTGTTGAAGATGTAATCGCAGATCTTGAAAAGCCGGTCGCGCGCCTCATTCAGAGCCGCCACGGAGTCCGTGTCCTCATCCTTGCCGGCTTCTGATGTAAGCGGGGCAAGGACATCATCAAATTTTTCCATGCTCTCATTGAACCGGTTGACGATGTTCATATCTGTGGGCTGGAAAGCAAACTCTCCGATCTTGTCGCCGTTCAGGTTGTACATGGGAACATGCACAAAACCGTCGTCGACTGTAATCTGCATCACTGCGGAATCTTTGTTCTCAACTGCTGCCATTGCTTTTCTCCTCTCTGTACGAAAACGGGGAACCCGTCACCGGATTCCCCTCTCATAAATCGCTTGATATAAATGCCGCCCGCGTCAGCCCTCGGAGCCGGTAGGCGTGAATTTCTTGGTATTCAGGTTGAACGTGCCCGGGACACGGTTGCCCGTGTTGTAGACCGTGAACGGGATCTGCACGCCGCTGGTATCTCCGCCCAGGCTGTTCGGGACGATATAGACGTCCTCCCTGTACGCCCACGATACCGTCCCGGACGCGGTCATAAGCAGATCTACTCTCGTAGTCATGCAGGCCGTTCCCGTGCTGCGGTTGTTGGCGATGGACTGGAGCTTGTCCCAAAGCGGGTCGCCCTCCTCCGCATAGTACGGATCGACCTCAGACTGGACCTCATACCCGGTGTGGATAACATTCTGTTCGCCCAGGATATTCTGGTTGACTTCCACGTCCGGATTGAGCTCTTCCGCGTACTCTTCCAGGTCCTTGCCGAGCCGGACATAGTTGGTCGTCGAGCCATTAAAGGACGCGTCGATGAAGTGCGCAAGGTACTTCCTCTCAATCTTGCCCATGTTAATACCTCCTGTAGTTTATCCGCAGTTGGATCTGGTATTTTGCCACGTTAGAGCCCACCTGCGCAGGATAGGCCGTCAGCGTTGGCAGGATTGACCGGATCTTTCCGCCGTCCCATTCAGGGAATTCTTTGTTGTTGTTCTTTTCGATGATCCAGTTGACCACAGCCTGATAGAAGGCCAGGTTTGCGAGGTTCTGCTGTATGTCGGCCCCGTAGACTTCCTTCGACGCAAAGATAAAGTTCTGGACCTGATCGTCGTCGAGTACTTCCTCCCCGAGGATATTCTCATGGTACCGGAGTGTAGAAGGTACGGACATGATCGCGTATTCCGTGGCTCCCTCTGCGAGGTAGTCCGCACGGAAGCGGTTGTTTTTGCTGATCTCCGGGCACTGCCGGAACCAGGTCCGCAGCGACTCTGTATTATTTACCGACATTGTTCTTTGCCTCCCTGACTATATCGTCGATATGATCCGCCTTCATCCGCTCAAACCAGAACGGGCCCGCCATGGGATTGATGTCTGTCTTATACTGCAGTTCTCTCCCTGTCGGGTGCTTTGTCTGCCCAGGCGGGGAAAACCAGCCTGTGGGCTCATCTGAATCATCATCAAAAATTGGGATATTGGGGCCGTAGACCTCCCCGTAATACTGATAGTGGGCGTAGGGCCCGGGGTATATCACCGTGCCGCTCCCGATCTCGGTAGCAGTGTAAGCGCTTTTCCCTAAAAGCCCGGTCTCCCAGGGGACATACTGCAGGTCCCAGTCGATCACTGCTTTATCAATGGCCATCTGGGCCTTACCACCGGACTGAAGGTTGAACTTCTTCAGCAGATTATTGATCTCAGGCGTGATAAAGATGCTGGCATTAAATTCCATCATTTTCCCACCACCCTCCAGTGCTTTGCTTTCGGTGCGCGCATGTTATCAGTAACACCAAGTATGGTCACGACCTCGCCGCCGTACTTCTCCTGCATCTGCGCAGGTGTCATTGGCCCGTTTTCCGCCCCGTGGACGATGAGATCGCCCTGCGCAAGCGTGAATACCCCGGCCTTATCTTCCGCCGCCTTATAGGCTGCTGGGAGCATGTAGGCACGTCCGGAAAAATCCGCATCAATCGGGATACGTATTGTGGTTTTGTTCGCCGCTTTAAGGCCCGAATCTGTGACCGCGGATTCTATCGTGCTGTACCAGGACACGCCTTTAATCACGGTGGGAATATATATGTCATATCCCGTCTCAGGATCCATCGCAGCATTGAAGACCGTAATCGTCTCAGTGCACCGTTTCATACGTTCACCCCTCTGTAAAGGAGCGGGACGCCGTTGTCATCCAGCTCACCATAAAGCAGGTTGCGCACGGTCCGGTACAGACCCTTTGAAGCAGCCTGCGCCTGATCTGATGCACTCCCGTAGCTTTCCGAGTAGCCGTCCGTGTTGTAGGACGAAATAACGGGGTTGTCGGCCTGCGCCTCAACCCCGTAAGTGCTCTCGTATTTGATCGTCTGCATCATGCAGAGCTTGACTGCCTTCGGGACCTCCGCCATGTTCTGCACACGGCTGTCGGTCCAGTAGTCAATCTGTTTGCGGGCCTTGAACTCCGCGAGTGTAAACTCCGTTTCGGGCAGAGTGCCGCCATAGCCCGTGTACTCTGCGTAGGTGAGGTACTGTTCATGTGCCATGGCGGTTCACCTCCTGTCATGGTTATGACTTGGTGACGACCACGGTATAGACAGTCGCAGTCTTCCCGGTCTCCGTGACCGTGATCGTGAGCGTGTTCTCACCTGTATCCCAGGTGGGGCTGCTCTCGTTCTCGATCGCGGTTTCACCGAGCTTGATCTCGATCTCCGCGCCTTCCGCGGCGGTAGCTGTCACCTTGTTCGTCGAATTCTCAGTTGCCACAGCGTAGCTCGTGACGTCCGCGCTGAATTCGGGCGTCAGGGTCAGGGCGCCGATGGTCAGTCCGGTGAGTGCGCTTGCTTCCTCATCGTCGCTGTCATCACTGTCATCGGCGTTCAAAAAGACACGTTGAACGCCAGCGCGCCCTTGTGCTTGTTCAGGATGAACACGTCCTCGAAGGACTCCTCGAAGTAGTAGTACTTGCCGTTGGTCATGGCAGAAGGGGAATCCAGCTGGGCGAACTCATAGGTGACGGGAGTCAGGACCGCAGTGGGATGGACCAGGAACATATTGATCTGGCCTGCACCGGAAGCGGGAGCCCATCCTGCATCGAAGTCATACTCTGTCTTCATGAGGACAGAGGGAACCACGATGATCTCCACGTTGTCCAGGCGATCAATGGTCCTGTTGACTGCAGAACCGCCGCCCTGCAACTCGAAGTTGCGGAGAATCCCCTCTGCCTGCTTGATGAGACGGTTGGTGGTAGGGGTGACATACAGGATCCTGCCGTTGGGCGGTACCAGGGCCTCGTCCATGGCCTCCATCATGGCGTCAAACACGGTGAGCACGCTGGTCTCATCCAGCGCGGTAGTGTTCGCGGTCATGGCCTTGTCCTCGTCATCCTCGCTGTCCTTGGTGGTGTACAGCTCATACAGCTTGCTGATGAGATATGCATCCATCTCCGGGAACTTCTGGGTCTCGTTGAAGGTCTGAGTGATGTTCTGAATCGTGGCGACATCATTGGTCTGGTCGATATCCTTCGGATGTACCAGGGTGCTCCACTGCCTCTGGTGGGTCAGGGGCTTGTACTCCCAGCTGTTGTCGAAGTTTCTGCGAGCCTGCACGATTGCATCGCGGTCAGAATCGACGCGGCCGGTCGTCTTGATACGGGGAATGTAGATTCCCTTGCCGTTCTCGCCCATGCGGTAACGGCCGTTATTTTCAGTCGCGTACAGGCGGCCGAAATTCAGGGTGTAGGGATATGCATTTGCAAGAGCCCTGGAGTATTCCCGTGCATAGTTAATGTTAGGCATCTTTCATCCTTTCTGTCCCTTTGAAGGATCTGTTTTTTCAGTCCTTGGGCGCGGGACGCACGCCGGTGAAATGGAAATCAAAGCCATTGCCAGAGCCTCCGGAGGGCTTTCCTCCGGGGAGCACAATAGTCGGCTGGGGTTTGGGCGGATCTGCGGGCGGTTCAGGCTCCGTAACAAAAGCGCCGGGATCTGCAGTCTTGTAGGACTCGACATAATCATCGAATCCCAGGATCTTGTCGCCTTCCATCTTCAGACCCTTTGCGATCGCACCTCTCTCGAAGTCCCTTCGTGCCGCCGCACTGGAAAACTTCAGTCCGCCTGCAGCCGTCTTGACAGCAAATTCATAGGCCTGCGCGGCTGTCTTAGCCTCCCAGTCCTTCTTATCGGTGTCATACTTGGTCTGCAGGGCCGTGAGGCTGTTCTGCGCCTCTGTGAGCTTCCCTGCATCAGCCTGTGCGGCCGTCAGCTGTTCATTGAGGTTTGCAAGGTCGGTATCGCGCTGGGTGATCTGTCCCTGCAGGTCAGTGATCTGCCCCTGCAGCTGGCCGCGTTCGGTCTCGAATTTGGTCTGCTCGCCCTTCCTTGCGTTCTCGATATCCTTCCCGTTTTCCTCCATGATCTGGTCGATCTGCTCTTTGGAGAGTCCCATTTCAGTCAGTAAGTTACGTTTCATGTCTCTACCATCCTTCCTACGATGATTACGCCTTTTCTGGCATAGAATTTTGGTCTGCGTGGCTTTTTACGCCTTCCACCAGGGCATGAAAAAAGCCCGGGCCATGCGGCTCCGGGCGTGATTCCATATTATTCGACAACAAAGTTGCGCCATTTCTTGTAGGCGTCAACATAAGTGCGCTTTTTGTCGCCGTCGTAAGTGATCTCATAGTACATGCCATCGCTCACAACGGTACTGACAAGCGCCTTCCAGTTCTGCAGCGTTTTTGAAAACCACACAATGAACACATCATCCATTGTGATCCGGTTCCCATCCGTCACATCGACGCCGGAATTGAAGTAGTCCACGACGATCTTCTTTGCTTTGTAGAGCATCGCGTCAACTCCCTGATCCTTCATGCTTTTCTCACCTCCTTCCCTCTCACTCTTTCAGCTTTACCCGTCGGAAGCCTTCCACGCGCATTCTGTCTTTGCGCTGTGCAAGGCCTGCGGCTTTTGCTACCTCCGCATACTTGCGCGCAAGGTCATTGATGTTTCTCTGGCAGTCCTGCCGGAGATCTTCATCCCCCGCGGCCTTCGCCGCAATGGCTGCATCCTTCTCCCTGCGGACCTGCGTCTCGATCCGCCTCATCAGCTGTGAAGCCTGATACAGGGTGTAGTGCCTGCCGTTTATCTCGCATCCCTGCGCATTCTGCTCTGCCCACTTCTGCAGGTCCTCTTCTTTGTACCTGGGGACACTGCGCTCTGTGTCGAAGCTCATAGCAAGGTGCATGCAGTTCCATTCACCGATCTTGCGCCTGAAGCCTTTATAGCTCCGGCCCTTGACATCCCTGCAGTCCTGACCGGACTGCATTTTCTTAAACTCATCCAGCAGGAAGATCCGGCCCTGTACCGGTTCATGGTCCGGTGCACTCGCAAGGTGGGCTGTCAGCTCCACCGCGTTATATCCCAGCATCTCGCCCATGATATCGGATCCATGCTGAGCCAGCTGTGCCGCCCCATTCACCACATTCTGCCGGACCGCAGTGTCCAGCCGGCGGCGGTACCCGCTCTCATACTCGACCTGCAGACCGTTCTCCCCGATCTCCTTCAGGACATCTCTCACTGCGGATTTGTAATCTGTCAGTCCGGAGCTCGTGGCCAGGATCGCCTTGTCCACGGCCTCCTGATAGGTGCCAGATATCGCTGTCGTGTTGGACAGGTTTTCCATGGTTCCGGCCGTCTGTCTCGCAACGGTCTGCGCGTAATGCTCCAGGCGCTTTTTGTCCAGTTTGGACAGGGGCGTCAGCTCCAGGGCACGGCGAAAGCGCGGACTCTCATACAGGTCATTCAGGGCCTTATCAAACAGCTTATACAGATCTCCCACTGCAAGGTGCAGCTGCTTTGCCAGCTCCTGATTGATCGCCGCGATATCCTCATTCATGGACGCGAATATAGACATGATATGCATGCTTGCCGGATTGAACTCTCCGATCTTTGCTATCTGCTCCGCAACCTTCCGGATGAACATTGTGTTGACGACATCGAAACGGGACAGGAGCCTTGAAAGCAGATCCTCCTGCGACGGTTCATCATCCGGCCTGCGTCTTTTCCACGGCCATGCCATTTATCTCACCTCACTCCTGCACGGGTGCTTCAGGCTCCTCCGGTTCTTCCGGTTCATTGCCAGCCTCACCTTTGAGACGGGGCAGTAAAGAATTCATGGAATTCATAGCATCGACCTTCTCCTGATCGATCGCCTCGATCGCGGCCTTTGCCTGCGCCTGCGTCTCACCCATGTACCACTGTCTGAATTCAGCTTTGCTGATGATACCCGCATTAAGGAGCATCAGTCTTTCCTGTGTCTGCTGCTCCGTGTCTGTCAGGATGGAATCATCCCACTCGAAGGACACGTCGTAGTCGCCCTCCGGGGCCAGGCCGTAAATGGTTGCGTACTTGTCCATGGCCCGGACCACATCCTTCAGGCAGATCTCCAGCGCGGCCTGATTGTCCGCAATGGTCGCATAGGACCGCTGCTTGACGATCTTCATCTCCGTAGCTGTGCGGGCCTCCATGTTTGCATCGGCGATTGTGCCGCGTGACAGCCCGCAGAGATCTTCTACCCTCATCAGGATCTGATTGAGGCCATTGAACAGGGACGCATCACGGATCTGTGGTGCATAGGGCTCGTAGAGGTCACGGTCTCCCTTGTCGATATCGACCGCGCGGAAAAGCCTCTCTTTGAGGTGGGGCATTTCCATCTTGCCATCAGCCCCTACGCGCGGGCGAAGGGCTGACGGGTCCACATCGATCGCAAGCTCACTGCCCTCATACTCCCAGAGGATCCGGGAATACTGCAGATCTGCCTGCTGTATCACCTTCTCAGCCTTTGCGAAGACTGCAGCGCCCAGGGGACTGTCTACGTCGACCGCATTCGCTGTGGCCACCTTAAACCAGCCAAAAAGCGCCCCTTCAGTATCCGGGACCTTTGCCTCCTTCTCGACGCCCCTCCAGCGCTCCACCTCGTCCAGGCTGATCTCCGTCCCGAGATTATCCCGCATGTTGGACTTGAACGCTCTCTGGGTGATCTCTACACCGTCCTTCGTGATCCTGTGTCTCTCCAGGCGCGTGTAGAAGGTCTTCCCCTCCACGAACACATCCGGAATGACCACATCGGACAACTTCCCGTCGTCGTCGAAGGCCATCGGATAGATCCCCCAGTCCATTGCAAAGTCAAAATAGATATGGCCGTCGACCTGATAGGGTTTGATGACCATACCTCCCGCAGCGCAGGCCTGCTCCAGCTTCTGCCGGAGGACCGGAACCAGCTTCTCAAATTCCGCTTTGAGATACTCAGCGCGCGGATTCATGACGATCTCACCGTTCGCGTCCTGTGTCTCCCCGTTGGCGTCTTTCCCGGTAATGTTCCACTGCATCTCCAAAAGGACCTGACGCGCGACCTCACTGCAGACAAACGCGGGAAGGTTCAGGGACTGCACATTGGCTTCCCCGCCCAGCCAGCTCGCTTTATCCAGGTACAGCTGATGCCACCTGTCCAGCGCTGTGGCCATCTCTGTAGATATAGGCGACTCGATCCGCTCCGCCTGCTCTATGCTCTTATATGGGATCATCCTCCTAAACGCCTCCCGTATTTTCGTAAATATCGCCGTGAAAATGTTCATCCTGTGCCGCCCTCTTACTGGCCCTTGCGCTTGTAGTAGCGCTCCATGGCATAGCGCACGGCGTCTATCCCGTGGTCATTGCCATCCGGGTATCCGCTGATGACCTCATCGTCTTTGTTTCTCTCGTACTCGTACTCCGCGAACTCCTGCCGGGAATACGGGCACCGTATTGGATCTATCACGATCTTGACCAGAGACTGCAGCCACTTGAAGGAATACCGCCTGCTGTCCGGGCCCTTGATCGCCTCCCTGCAGAGGGATCCCATCGCGCGGTAGTCGCCGACGGACTTCTTTTCCGCGGAATCTGCAGTGATCAGGTTGTATCCTGTTACGTGCTTTTCCTCCTGCAGGCGTCTCCATGTCTCCGCGTTGGAGGTTTTCCAACACCGGAGCTCATCGAAGATATACAGCGTCCGGCGCGCAACATCGAAATACATCTTGCTCCAATGGAACGGGTCCGGGTACCATCCCCAGTCAATGCCCATGAAGATATTGTCGAAGTGCGCGATCTCCTCATCACTGATCGGCCGGATCTCCAAATTCGTGAAGACCTCGCCGCCGGTACCGACCGCATCGCCCAGGTACTCATGCTGATAAGCGCGGTAGTTGGTCCGCTTCAGATCTTCCGCGTCGTCCAGGAACTGCTTCCCCAACCACTCCGGATTAACATCCAGGTAGCAGGATTTATGCCTGTATGCGCCCTCGCGCGGCTTCAGGACATACTTGTTTGCCCAGTTGGCCTGACTGATCGGAGGGTTGAACGACTTAAAGACAAAGTACTTCGGGCCGCCACGAAGGACTGACTGCTGTACGGATCGGATCTCCTCGTCACCATGGAACTCGTCCAGCTCCTCGCACCACATGTACTTGATATAACCCTTTGCGACCTTGATCGATTTGAGCTTTTTCGCGTAGTCCAGACCACGGAAAAGTATGACCTGTCCCGTTGGTTTATAGGTGCACTTGTATGGATTTGTCGTTGTCTTCCAAAGGTGCGACACACCCAGCGCATTGATCGCCCAGAGCACCTGCTCATAGACCGACGTGCCTATCGTACTCGCCACTTTTCGGAATACTACTGCATTAGCCGCAGGATCCTGCATCATCCCGTGGACGATCTCCACAGAGATGAAGGACGATTTTGTGGATCCGCGGCCGCCGTACAGGTCGTAGTAAGTATGCCGCCCCAGCTTTATATCGTGATGCACCGGATAGAAGGCGGGCGCTATGATGTCAGTCAGTCTGATCCGTTCCTGTTCCATCATCCGCCTCCCTTCGTGACTCACCCAGGGCGTCGAATACGGCCGTCTGCGTGGGCCCGGCTTCAGGGGTGTCCGGAATATCATCCACAATCACTACGGGCGCTCCTGCGGCCTCCTCGTCGGCCTGCGCGCGTCTCTTGATCTCCTCCGTCTCAGCTTTGAGTTTCTGGATCCTCGCCCTGCGCTCCTGCGCATCCTCTTCACTCTTCAGCACCTGCATGATCGCATTGAAGGCCGCGACGTTGTTCTTACTCCCCTCTGTCAAGGCCTCATTGACCATAGACAGGACCAGTGCCTCCTCATATGTGACTGTTTCTCCCTCAATCGTGGGCCCCTTTGCTGTGAGGAGCATCTGCATGGCTTTCCGGAGATTAGCTTTCCTGCGCTTTGCAATTCCTGACGCTACCCCGCCTTTACGGCCTGCCTCTCTTGCCGTCTCTGAATTGAACGGCTTCAAGTTCTGAATGTTCGCCATGCTT